CTTTACGATCGCTGATGTAATCTTCACCTAATGCTTCAATATTCCAACAATAGTTACATCCACTTGGTTTACCACCTGCCAGCATTTCAGCACGCTCTGATATTTTTTGTCTAGTATTGTGAAGAGCGTCTACGTTGTGTGCAAGTTCATGTAACGGAATCTTATGTGGAGCAGGATGATAACAACTGTGCGTTTCACCTGTACCTAAATAGATAGTCGTGTGGTGCCACTTCGCCAAACAGAATGTTGGGCTAATCTCATTCATTATTGGAATGAATTTTTGTATGCGGGCTTTATCGTCCAAATCTTTCTCTCAGCCAATTAAAATCGTTAATCATTTTTAGTGCTTCGTTGTTGTCTTTATTTTCTAATCCGTATTGTTTACCTTGTACGGCACCTTCAATGGCTTCTCTGCCAAACGGTCGATCAATACCTCTGGTACACCAAACATTTAATCTATAGTTTGTGTCAGTATCATCCTGTCGATCAATAGTCTTACTAGATAATTTCACGCATTCTCTAAAAGCACTTTTCCATGTATTAAAAGCATCTACATTAAATGCTGTGATATTACTGACCTCTGGCATGGCCTTGAACAGTGGACTAATACTGGTTGTCATATCGGGTTTAGTGATATCCATGTTTAACGTTAATTTTCTTGGTAGCAATTTTACTCCGCCGTACCCATATTCTAAATCATTAATGGGATTACTACTACGCCATACATGGACATTTTCTATATCATATTCGCTAACAACATGATCAAAATTAAACGTGTCTAAAACAACCGCATCAGCATCAACGACCCAGAACATTTTTGTAAACGCTTTACGGGCACCTGCTATGTGTGCTTGATGTATTCCTTTAACACTATCAACACGTTGAGCGTAAGGGAATCGAGCCTTTAGATTAGCAAAGTTTTTATCCGCGTTAGGTTCATTGTAACTGATGAATATAATATCGTATCTCATCGTTTGTAATATGTCCTAACTAATTCAACAGTCTCATCATATAAATCTAAAGTAAATTTGCTCTGTTGTGCATCGAGCCAAGGCCAGTCTAGACCTAATTGATGTTTAATTTTTGTTCCAAGATCGTATGTATCTTGTTCTATAGTTGAGTGATTAATATTATTTTCATAGATATTTTTTAATATCTCAAAATCACGCACATCTATATAATTCCAATCTGTACAATTAGTCATCCATGTTCCCATGCGTGCACCAAGAATAGCATACAGCCCATGTTCTTCATGTGCGCCTACAGTTGACCACATACGCAGTCTATGAATATTATGCCACCATATACGTTCTTTAATCTCCATAGCAGGAATTTTAACTCCATCAAGCAAGGTCATCTTAACACCTTCACGGAAGCCTGCACGCCATGATTGGAAAGGACTTCCATTAATAACACTATCACTATACACTGTAGGAAAATTTCGATACCCATCTTCCCAACAGAAGTCAACCTGGGCACGATCGCTTTCACTGGCTTCGTGTGTTCTCATATTAACCACAAAATCTTTTTTCCAGATTTTTAATCCACCGTTACCGTAGCGTAGTCCATTAATTTTATTTCTTCCACACCACCCATAGACTTGTATTTTTGGATCGCTCATATCTAAGTCTAAGTCAAAGAAACTTGGATGTACTATATTATCTGCATCAACCGTGATAAACCATTCAGTATCAGATAATGCTGCGGCTGCCTTGTGTGCTGCATCACTGCCTTTAACTCCGTGTACACGTTTAGCCCACGGTGCTTTGTTTAAGAGATCAGCATAGTGCAGATCTGCGTTAGGTTCATCGTAACTAATGAATACAATATCAAATTCAACTATTTTCATTTGATTTCCACAGCGTAATGTTTAAAAATTCGTTTGGTATAGATGCTAAATTTTTCTGGTAAAGCAATATCATAAAATATTTTTGGAACATCTACAAGATCAGATACATGTAATTTGAGAATATTATGTAATATATTAGGATCATTGTAATCTGTAATATAAAGATCCATCGCGGTATCTCCATTCCAATGTATACGTTTTTTCTTATTAGGAGTGGTACCGTCAGTTACTTCCATGAATTGATTAAAATCATCTATGAGATTAACCGTTAATGTTTTTTCAGATCGATCATATACTATGTAGATATCGTGTTTATTAGAAGTTGAATATTCTACTCCAATAATTCGATGTAAGATATCGGATATTTTGAATATGGATCTAACTTCTGCTATTTCAACTGTATGCGAATCAAGATCTACATAACAATGATGTAATGGTATTTTTCCTTGAAGTATTTTTTCAGCAACTTCTTGATCCATCGAAGCTCTATGCAGTTCATTAGTCAATGCCCTAGCTGGTCCAACTTTAGTTACACTTCCTGTTTGAGGATCAAATGCCGCAGCATATTCAACTTCTGGTGGTTTATACTCAGCTAACCATTTTTCAACATCCATTATTTCTTCCATGCTATTTCCTCTAGAATGTTGATAATTTCAGTATTAATTTTATCTTTTTCAACATAATGCACAATATCGTGTTGTTGATAATTTCCTATTTTCAATTTTGCGTTACGATTAAAATAAAAACCAACATTGTCCGACCACTTGTTACTAGCCCACGGCCAATTTTGTACCATAGGTTTCATATGAACTACTCTTGGAAATTCTAAGGGGTATGCAATATCATTTTCTATTCCTAATATTTTTGCCGATAACGCAAACGCTTCGTCTGTTCCAACTATTTTAGGTCTATAGTCAGACAAAAACATATTTGAAAATTCTATAGGATTCTTAATAATATATCGACCTAGTGTAAAAAATTCGTCAGCCAGCTCACTCCCTTTCTTAAAAAATGTCCAGAATGAATACAAATTAGGCAATTTGTTTTCTGTAAATGTTTTTCTATATTCATCGCTAGTGACTATCTCTCCTCGATATGTGTAAGATTTGTTGGCCACATATAATTCTGAGTTTTCTATAAAATAGTCAATCCAATGACTGTAATCTCTAGTAAACAGCATATCGGAATCTAAACATACTGTATGATCAAAAGGAGTTAACTTGTCCATCCATGATCGACCATTCCAAAATGTTTCTTGGTCCCATTTTATTACATGATCAAATACCCAACTAGATACGTATCCTTCAATTTGTGATGGATCGTCTATAACCAATGCCACTTTGTCATACCCTTCTTTCTGTGTATTTTTAATACTTAATGCAAGAGCATAGGCTAATTGAGCATAATCAACATTATCATCTTTGGCTACAAATATCAAATATCCAAAATTCATATAAGCCTCATCAATGCGTCAGCATTTCTTATCATACTATGTTTGTTCATTACATGTACATCTAATCCATCAACAGCCGTTGCACAAAAATTAGTATCTGCCATAGGACTAACTAAAAATATTAACTTACCTTTATCACTAACTTGATATAAAGAATCTTTGTCCATAGTCGTTAAGATGGGTGGAAGAGAGAATCTTAAATCAGTTTCAAATCCGTCCATGATATGTTTGGCCACACTAAACGAAATATCATTTCTATATTGTTTTGTGCTAAATCTAAATAGATCACCAAAGTATTGATAATTGTCTCTAACATAATTTACAAGATCAAAAAATGTTTTCGTTGTTTCATTTTTAGTAAACATAACTGTAGTAGCCCACATCAGATGGATTCCGGTATCTGAAACATATTTGTCAAGATATCCAATTCTATTTTGTGAATAGATATCTTTAATAGAATCTGATATCATAACATCTTGATCAATATCCCAATATTGATTCAATCTATCTGAAAATATTAAAAAATCGCTGTCTAATAATAATGTTCGATCATACGGGGTAATTTCACAGGCGTTGGCCCTATTAGCATTTACAAAAGGAACCATTTTGCTCTGCGGACCGTCGTGTAGTTTTCTTTGATTTCCGGTAATTGGTTTTTCTACTTCAATGATTTGATCAAATATATCAACTGCTTTTTCGTAGGTTCCTGAGGTTTTCATCCATTCAATTGTAGATATATCTGTGGCCAAACTAACAGGAACTTTTAAATTCTTTTTAACTAATCCGCCAGATATAATTGCCATTAGGGCATAATCAATATCTCTACTATTATGAGCAAATATTAATGCACCTTTTTTCATAGATCTAATAATTTTTCTACGCTTCTATTCTTTTTAAGAGCTTCATATTGTTCATAATATTCTAAAGTAGTGGTAAAATATCTATCTACAATCTCATCTCGAAATTCTGTAAGATCATCAATCATTACAGGATTTTCATTCATATCGATTAATGGAATACCGTTAATGCGGCCCTGATCTATTAAAATTTGGACGAAAGATATAAGATCTCTATCAATTTTAAAAATACCCCCGTTAAACCCATAGACTAATTTGGATTCAATTTTTTCTTTTAGAGTTCTTCTCTGTATAGAAAAAGTATGACGATAATTGGAAAATTCTAGAGCTTTTTTGAACTGCTCATCCATGATGTACTCCTAAAATAAACATAGCAGTTTATTTATAGTACTTAGATGAACCTGAGAAAATTAAGGTATTATATCTGTGGCTGTGATTGTTGGAGATTCAACTACAAACGTTCCTGCACCTGAAGGTTGTAAAACTCCCGATGATTCTAAAGAAGAAACCGCTAAGTTTAAGGTTCCATCAACTCCGTCTGGATTAAGTCCGCCTGGATGGTTATCAACCCATTCTACTAAGAATCGCAGTGAAGTAGCTGTACCACTACTATTATCAGCCACACCCACAGTCTTAGCTGATATTTTATAGGAATTAGCAGCATACGGAGTAGTTGCTGATATGTTTATCCATGTCTGATATGTGTCAGACAATCTATAATAATTTAAGCCATCGTTAGGTTCTAATCCAGAATCTGGTTTTTGTCCTCCAAATCCAACGGTACTTATACTAGATAGCAGTGTTGACCAAGCATTATTTTGTGAAGCAATACTACCAACAGTTGTTCCACCTGTTCTAGAACTGGTAAATCGTATTTCCCCACCTGAGTTAAAAAATCCTCTAGCTTTGCCTGCTGTCGTGAATGTTACTGAAATCTCAGATGATACTAAACTAGCCCACGTTGTTCCATAAGTAGCATTTGGCCAGATTGTAGATTTATTTGATTTAACTACGGTTATTGCCTGACTCGAATGAACTCTAAATCTATTAGCAACTAAAACATCTGCATATGAATCGTATTGTGTATACGGAGCGTCTAAACTATTTGCTCTTACAGTATCTGAGGCTGATGCTGAAAATAATGCAGGTGCTGATCCAAATTGATGAGTCCAAGCATTAATTAGATCATATCTAAGATTGGCATAATCGTTTACTGTCACTCTAGACTCTACAGAAACTGCTGAACTTTGAACATTTTGACCATATCCATAATCAACAGATCCTGTACCTAATACCGATGCTACCTTGTTTCTAATGTTATTGTAATCTGATACTTGAATTGTTTTTTGTATCCATATACCAAGAGCGGTGCCATTTCCTTGTATTGCTGTTCCTGTTCCGGTTCCAGGACCTGTGGCTATGAATGTTGTTCCAACATTATTATTAGCTGCACCAAATACTGTCCAAATGGTATCACCTGCGGTAAGAATAGTATAAGATCTTGATACTACAAGATTGGTAGCATCGACAATTCCAGATGCTGTGGCTGTAAACGTTACTCCTATTGTGTTTGAAGCTGCTCCTAATGCTGTCCACACTGTGGTTCCTACAGTGGCGATCGTGTACGATCTGCCGGCAACTAGATATCCAGCACTATCTGTAGATCGAGTAAAAGGAGTTTTAGAAAAATCACCTACATCAAAAGTTAAACTAGCATCAACTGTGTTTAATGTTAGTGTTAAAGTTTCATTACCTTCTGTTATTGATTCAGATACCATCGTAAGGGTAACTGTTGAAGATCCTGTTTTACCGCCATCAACACTTGAGATCGTAAATGATCCGGTTAATGTCGCAGGTGAAAAATCTGAAGCAGAAACCGTTCCTGTAATAGTATAAGGAAATACTGTACCATTTGGTACATTTCTAGTAGAGAGAGTTACTGAAAATGATCCGCCTTCTGTGGTTCCTGGACCACCGCTTTGTGTTAGTTGATACTCAGCAGTATCATACCAAATTACAACAAGACCACTACCACCACCACCGCCATTTTTAGCAGGTGATGTTTGTAATGCTGTTGTATATGTTGGAAATGGGCCTGCTGTTCCATAGGTTGTTAAAGTTCCAGAATGGCCACCACCGCCTCCACCACCACCTGTGTTTGGAGTTCCCGGAAACCCAACCTCATTAATAGAACCTCCGTCGCCACCACCGCCAAGCCCAGATTCTCCGCCAATTACTAAAGTAGTTGTAGCCCCGCTAAATGTTTCACACCCGCCACCACCACCACCACCATAAAAATTACCTTCATAAAAATATCCAACCCCGCCGTTTCCATCAGTTACAGCAGAAAATCCAGTACCGCCGGCACCTGCTCCACCACCACCACCAAATGAGGCATTTCCAGCTCCTCCTGCAAATCCACCACTAGAGCCGCCGCTTCCGTCATTGTTATTTCCTTGGGTTCCACCCGTGGCTGTAACTGCTCCGAATGCCGAAGAACCACCTGCTGTTGCATTAGTTGGTGGACTAACAATACCACCAGTGCCACCTAGACCAACTGTTACTGAGATTATTTGACCTGGTGTTACAGAATAATTAGTGTTTAATACAGCGTTTCCACCGCCACCACCTCCGCCACCATTATATCCACCGCCACCACCTCCGCCAACCACGAGAACCGTTAGGAGAGAAGCACCTTCCGGTACTGTCCAGGACGTGTTAGCTGTGAATGTTTGGGTTTCTCTAGCCATTGGTTTTTAAATCTTATTAAGTTGTGTATTTAAAACTTTTAGGTCGCAGAGATAGCAGATATGAGATTGTATGCTGTTGGGCTTTCAATTTTAAATGTTCCTGTACCTGTATTGTCTGCTGCTTTATACTCTGTAACTGCTAAAGAAAGCGTACCGTCGATATTATCTCCAGGTGGCGGTGGTCCACCATCGGTATAATCGTCTTGCCAGGTAATAAGGAAACGTAATGTTGATGCTCCGCCTGATGAATTATCAGCGACTTCTAAATTTTTAGCTTCTATTTTAAAATAGTTTGATGAATAATAAGGTGTTGATCCTAATTGATAAATCGTTTGATACGCATTAGTTAGAGTATAAAAATTTTCAATTACAGGAATATTCGCACCAAATTCAACTGTACCAACGCTGCTCAATAAGCTAGTCCAGGATGTGTTTTGTCCTGATGCTGTACCACCAGTTCTTTCACTGAAGAATCTGATCTTACCGCCACTATTGAAAAAATATCTAGCATGATCCGATGGAGAAACTACAGTTAAATCAAGTTTAGTATATCCTGAAAATACAACTTCAATTTCACATTGTGATTGTAGTGTCCATCCACCCGATCTTGTTGTGGTTACACCCGGATTAACTTCAGCTTCGCCGTTATCTATAGAAAATTTATCAAGGATCGCTTGATCCATAATTGTTTCATATTCACTAACTGGTTGGTCTGATCCATATTCGATAACTTGTTTAGCTGTTAATAATTTAATTGTATTAAAAAGGCCATCTTGGTGAGTCTTGGTGTTTCTAATGTCCTCTCTAATAGCATCCCAATCTACTTTTCTTATGATCGTGCCTGATCCAACTACGGGAGCTGTTATTGTTTGTCCATAGCCTTCTTGGCCAGCACCTGGTCCTAATATTCTTAATATCTTAGTCCTAATGTCAGCATAGTGAGTATAACTAATCTGTTGTCCAACTCCTGCTGTAGATACTGTAGTAGTGGCTGATATAGTATTTGAAACGGGACTTGTGTTTGCGGGATTGGTTGCTACAACTCTATAATAATATGTAGTTGTAGGGCTTAGACCGCCAATAACCTTGTAAAGGTTAGTTGTTGAATATGTAATTGGTGCTGTAAAAGCAGGATTACTGTCAATTGATACAGTGTATGATGTTGCCCCAGTTACCGCTCCCCAATTTGCTGTAATCTCAACACCTTTAACATTTGTTGCTGCTGTTGCAACCGGCGCTATTAATGTTGGATAGGCTAATGTTGTTACAGATTTAATTTCAGAATCTAAACTAGTGTTTAAAGAATTTTTAGCTACTACTTTATAGTAATATGTTGTGATTGCCGATAAGCCGGTAAACACACGATTTAGAAAATTCGTATTGACAATAGTTACCGA